CAAATCCATACTTAGCGACAAAGTTGATCAAACCTTCCTTATCATTGAGTTTATCGAAAAGAATACGTTCTGCTATTGATACAACATCATCACCTGTCACGGATAAGAAAATACATTTGTCAATAACATTCCAAGACAAACCAAGATAGAACCTGAAAATAATTAGCATTAGACATGTTACAATGAAAGAATTTCCGTCGCTCGTGGTTAAGTCTCCTGAGGGTCTGGTCATATTAATTCTATAAACCCTTCCATCAGGTAAACACTCAGCTCTATAAATTAAATCCTTATAATGCGATGACAACCACTTGAGAGCTTTTGAATCAGAATAAAAGTGTGACATGAAAATCATCTCAAATTTAGCATGGTCGACACTAACATGGCCATCCAGCTTGCTTTGGTCACAAGTAAAAATTACTGGATCCTTACGGTTTTCAAGTTCATAAATTAACACCCTGGCAACTTCTGCTGGGCTCGAATCTAATCGAATCCATCTATTCTTTGCAACGATACGCTCATGGATAGGTCGGAAAACGATAGTATCGTTAATCCGATAGGTTGGAGGTGAACAGGTTATACCTCTAGGAATGGTTCCCTCAAAGGTCCCAATACTAGTTTCAATTAATTTGGTATTACGAGGAATCTTTTCATGCTTATAAAATACAGTCCAGACTTTTTCAGTGGGTTTATCCTCCATAACGTCTATAAAGCGTTGAATAGTCTTGTCTGGATAGTTGTCAAAGAAGAAACCAAGTCTTTCTTTCTTCTCGTCAATTTCCTTCATAAATCCTTGGGTCGATTTTCTATTAATGAACTGACCTGCATAATCTAAGTCATAAATGAAATCAATCTCCTCGGCAAACATGTTAATCATGTGCCAGGTTGCCCAACCAAAGTGATTCTGTTGTTCTCTATCCAATTCTCTATGTGGGATATCTTTTCTTGCTATCTTCATTGCTTCCATTGCAAGATCACTTGATTTAGGAAAGATCATATCATCCACTCCATAGAGTTCCTGAAGGTCCAATGCTTTATCACCATCCCTATAAGGCATCAAAGACATTATTATAGGATGTCTTGCACCAATCCCGGCAGGAACTCTATTAGCAGTTGAAAGCCTACCTTCTACCATAGCATCACCAACCATCTCATTAGGTTTTGGTGCCTCCAATGGTGGTAAGGTGCAGTATTTGCCTTGCAATCTGGAGAAAAATTCCCAAGAGTTGATGGTGGCATAAGTCGAAGGATGGTTTTTCTTAACACTCTCTATGAATTTGTCTGTTCTAACCTTAACCCTAGATAGTATCCACATATACAATTTCTTGAGGAAAGCAATTACAAAGGTATTTCTGCCTTTGGACATATCTACCTCTGTCGCACTTCTTTCTTCTAGAGCATTTTCAGTAAAGAACCAATTGCTAAGATAGTCAAAATTGACATCTCCTAGCAATGATAGTAGCCATAAAGCATATAGAAGGACAACTTTGTCTTTGCTGGCAAATCCTCTCACAATTTGAGGGATCATAACCATAAAAGCTCCAGGTGCCATACCAAACTTCCAGAGACCAAAGAAAACACTCAGAGGAACTGCAAGCAGAGGTTTCAAACTCGAGAGAGTTGCCACGGTAGCAAGCATCCACAGTCTAGAAGATAAACTAGGCTGGATGACCTGTTTGTTCTGGAGTGCAACTTCTATTTCTCTCCTTCTGAGTAGGTAACTTAGCGCAAAACTACCAACTATCTTTGCAGCAACAGCTATACCAAAGTATTTCGTAGTAACAAAAGCTCCAAGCCCAAGTAACCCCCACTGACACAGATCAATTAACTGTGAGGAAGGATTTCCT